TAAGGAGGATTCCTATACCGCTTCGCCGTTTACCTCCGATGTCGATTATATGGCGGTAATGGCAAATTATGTTTCCCAAGATGGGTTTGCCTTGCTCGCCCCCGAGTATAAATCATTCCAGGGAACCAAAACCGAAGGGGCGTATATGTCGGTCAGCGGTCAACCTGTCCGGGATGTTCGTTTTGACTATTACACCTACGCTGTTCAGCAAAACACAGATCGGCTTCTCTATTTGTCGGGGTCATCCATTCCGCCCGTCGTTGCCTTTGTCTTTTTCGATGCTTCCGGTGCTGTTGTGGGAACATCCGGAGCGTCCCGACCCACACAAGAGGAACTGAAAATAGAGTTCCACGGGAAAGAGGCTATCGTTATTCCGGAGGGTACCACTAGGATCGTTGTTAATGCCCAAAAGGGCGGGGAATACGGGTGCATGGGCGCCTTTTCTCTGCCGGTGAGTTCCGGGAATACATTACAGTGGGACGGTCGCCCGGTGTCCGTGCAAAATTACTTTGCGGCGTACATCTATACCGTACCCCGGTTTTATGTGTATGACATGCCGGCTGAAAAACTCGAATACAACGGCGTATTGCTCGGTTCCAAGTCTGTTAAACGGATGCGGAAACAAACGGTATTAGTGCCGGGTTTTATGGAGATTAACCCAATGAAAGGAATTGAAACCGGACTTGGGGTAGGCGAGGTAAAGAAGTGCTCTTTGAACCTCACAAACAGAATTTCCGAAGTCGAACTTTTACATGAGACGCGATGAAACAGAATGACAATTTAAACCCGTTACCGTGGTATGATTCGCTTAACTATCAGGATCGGTTTAAGCGGTATGCATACGGAGAAATATTCCCCCTGATTACACCGAATTGGAATTTGTTACCGTTTCAGATACCGCGCGATCACGTCGATAGTGTAGAATTTGCGACCTTTGACCTGTATTATATTGACGGGGTTAAATACGGTAGCATACTGGATCAGATGCAGGAAAATGGCTTGCAGATTATCCTGGGTGAAGAAACCGACTGGATCGTCAATAAAATGTACGGTTCGTTCCCGATACTGTTGCCGGAAGGATTATTTTATGCCGTAATGTCGGACGGATTCAGTACGTGGTATAGTGAGGTTTTCTGCGTATGCGCCGACACATCGAGGTATTTGCAAATTGAATACTGGTGTAATGATGATTTGCAAAATGAGGATGGCGATACACGGGTTATCTACGACGGGGCCTATCGAAATCGAATTTGGGTAGATACCGTGATGGGAAAGCCAAACTACGATCAAACGGAAGAAGTTGAAACCCGTGATACGATTCAGTTCCCCGAAAAAAGGATCAGCCAAAAACAATTCCAGTTCGAGTTTATCGCTCCGGAATATCTATGCGATGCAATCCGTGCGGTATGGCTTTCCGATCACGTAAAAGTATACAGCGAAGGTATTGAATACGATTGCAGAACATTCACCCCGGAGGTCAAATGGCAGGAGGACGGCCATTATTCGGCCATTACGGTGGAATTTGAAGCCGATACGGTACTAAAACGGATTGGATCGGTAACAGACCGGATGCGGCACCACGACTTTAACGACGATTTTAACGAAGATTATTACTAACAAGCAGGTTTCATCTCAAAATTCATAGTTATGGCAAATTACACAGCGCTCGTAGAATCCGTAAAACAGTATATCAAAGCGAATGGCATGCAGGCCATTACGGGCGATATTCTGCAAGGTGTTTTAATGTCGGTAATCGACACGTTCGGTACGGGTTCCGTTTATCGGGGAGTAGCGACCCCGAACACAGACCCGCAAAATCCGGATGCCAACGTCTTTTATTTTGCGTGGGAACAGGGGGTATATGCCAAGTTCGGTAACCTGACCTTACCCTCGGGCGGTATGTACGTCCTCGACAATAAAAGCGGACAGTGGACAATGACGGAAATTATATTTCCGGCCCTTACGGAAATGCAGGAAAAGGTCGAAAATGCGTTGAGTACTGCTCAACAGGCCGTAGCTATCGCGGAAACGGCCAACTCAAACGCAGATGTAGCTATCGAAGGGGCTCAGGCCGCCGATGCAAAAGCTCAGCAAGCCGTCGGTACGGCGGATGAAGCTAAAGATATTGCTACTGAAGCCCGTGATTTGGCATCAGCAGCAGAGGCGGACGCGGGAGATGCGCAAAATTTGGCTGCGGAAGCCGTTGCAGCAGCAGGAACAGCGCAGGGTGTTGCGAATCAAGCGATAGATGCCGCCAATACAGCCAAAGTACAAGCGGATTCCGCTTTACAAATAGCCGGCCAAGCCAGAGATGAAGCCTCGGCAGCAGGTGATAAGGCTAATACTGCGGTATCGACGGCAGAAACAGCCGCTACGAATGCGGAAGCCGCATTAAATCAGTCTGAGACCGCGTCTCAGATTGCCCAACAGGCTGCGACGGATTCGGCAGAGGCCAAAGCGGATTCCGAAGAAGCACTGACATTGGCGCAGGGCGCTATCCCGAACTCTGAAAAAGGGGTTGCGGGAGGTGTGGCAACATTGGATGAAAACGGTCTTGTACCCCGTGAACAATCCGGGCATTGGGATTTGGAGGATAGCTATACTTCGGATCGCACCGATGCGGCACCTACCGCGCATGCACTGCATGAAGTATATGAGATGCACGAAACAGACGTGGATGAACTAAATATCCGTCTTGATGCTGTTTTGGAGCTTGTGAAAAGCGTAGCCGGGATCGGCGTGGCCCCGGTCACTGTATCTGTTACCGGCCCAGGAGAAAGTAAAATCGTCTCTATCGTCACGAATGGTAATTGGACATTGAGCGTTGACCAATCCTGGGTTACACCTTCGAAAACGTCAGGAATCGGAAATGACACTGTAACGCTGACTGTGGCGGCTAACGGGACTACCTCGGAGCGCAATGCGACGCTAACGGTAACGAATGCTTTGGGTCAAGAAGCAACATCCAATATCATTCAGGCCGCCCGGGTTGAAACAACAGAGTATACGTTCTCGGTGGCCCCTGCAAATCTGACATTTGCAGCCGCAGGAGAGTCAAAGACTGTTGTTGTTGTCTCGAAAAAGCAACTGTATATAAACGGGTCGGCTTCCGGAGCCCCTGTTACCGTAAATTATACTTCAAAGCTAGAGGGTACAGGATTCTCGGTTACTAGCACCGGAGTTGCAGCATCAAACAATACAACGACTAACGTTCGAACGGGCTCGCTTACATTAACTCAATCGGAATCAGGCAAAAAAGCTACAGTAACATTAAACCAAGGTGCCGGAACACAAACTATTGAATATACAAATTGGGCAACACAAAGTGTTGATCTTACGGCTACACCTACCAGCATTTCTGCATCCGGGGGATCGTCGGCTTTGGCAACAAAAGCCACTCAAACAAGAACCAAAACGACCAAGTGGAATGGTATAGTAACCGGCACGACCCCCGAAACACAGACAGTAACCGTAGCTGCGGCTTATACGAAAGTTTCCGGCTCAGGTACCCTTACCTCATCGACTGTGACATTCGGGAATAATACCAGCACTTCACAACTGAGTGGGGTATACCGGGCAACGTTCGACGGAAAGACGGATGATGTTACGATAACACAGGCGGCTGGAGTACAAAGTATAGAATACACGGATTGGGCTACTACGGCTATTGATGTATCTGCATCACCGGCTACGGTGGCTGCCGCCGGCGGAACTTCTCAGATGTCCACGAAAGCCACGCAGAACCGAACAAAAACGACGAAATGGAACGGTGTTGTAACTAACACCCAGCAAGAAACGCAAACCGTAACGGTAACGGCGTCTTATGCAAAAGTTTCCGGGGACGGCTCTCTGAGTGGCGCAGCGGTATCGTTCCCCAACAACACAACGAATGCCGCCAAATCGGGGGTTTATCGTGCTACTTATGGAGGGAAAACGGACGATGTTACGATAGCACAGGCGGCAGGTACCCAAACTATCGAACGTGGTACGTGGATTACTCAAAGTGTGCAAATAACGGCTTCAAGTACGAATGTAGCTGCGGCCGGCGGTTCATCTTCGCTTTCGACGAAAGCCTCCCAAGCCCGAACCGTCAGCATAAAATGGAACGGTATAGTAACCGATACCCAACAGGAAACCCAGACTATTTCCGTAACTCCTACTTACTCGAAACAATCCGGAGGCGGTACGCTTAGCGGCTCTACCGTGTCATTCGGCAACAACACGACGGCCAATATCGTAACGGGTGTCTATCGGGCAACGTATGACGGTAAAACATCGGACGTTACTATTTCACAAGCAGCAGGCGTACAATCAAAAACGCTAGAACTATCGACCTACACCAAAAGTTTCCCGGCCACTGGCGGCAGTACGACAATCTTCGGCACTTACCGGGAACTATGGAATGGCGTGGTAACGGCAACCACTTCGGGAGTGTCACCGACCTTGTCCGGTTCTCAAACTGGCTTTACGATTTCAGGAAATGCCGTCACGGCGGCTAACCGGGGAACAACTGCCGGTGCCGCCCGGACGCTTTCAGGCAATGCGACATACAACGGGGCTTCCGCTGCATACTCGATTACGCAGGAAGAGAATAAAGAAACCTATTCTGCCCTCACGTTTGATATACTAGCGATGTCGGCTCCTGTTATGCCTAATAGCCCTGATACTGCGGCAAGTGGAGGTACTGTAACCCTGGGCGCATCGGCATCTTATACCTATTCTACCGGGCAAACCAAATCGGTAGATGTGAAAGATTCGGCAGCCTACAATATCACTAACACTTCTGCCGGTGGCGTATCGATTTCAGGCCGTGTTTTGACCTGGGCTAATAGGGCGGCCGTAGAAGGGGGAGCGCGCAGTGTTACAGTCCGGTTATCGTATAACGGGGCTTCACGAGAGCGTACATTCTACCAACAAGCGAATACGTTTACGTTCGGGTCGAGTATATCGTTGGAGTATTTCAATTACACGCCATCCAGCGTAAGCGCAAACGGCGGCACAGCAACGCCCAATGTGGCGTACAGGCAGTCTGGGTCTTATACGTCGGGACAAACAGGTTATAAAGTTCAAACAATAGATGACCTTGTGTCAGGACCGGTATTCAGTCGTTCGAGTGGAAGCTCGGCTGCATCCATAAACTCGTCTACAGGGGTAGTTACATGGAGTGCGAATACCACAACATCCGATCGGATGGTGCAGGTTGTAATGAGGGGCACCGCACAGGGCGGATATGCGGTAAACTTAGTAGCCACCAGTTCGCAAAGTGCATACGTCCGACCTACTATAAGTCTGACATTTAATTATAACCAATCTGGAGGAACATTCGTAATAAATGCAAGCCAGGCAGTTAAAGATCAACTTAACATACAGTTCACGTATACGGACGGTATGGGTGCAGGCGGTGACGGTGAAATAACGATGGGTGCCGGCTCAACGTCGGTTCAAGGGTATGCGGGCGGTCCGTCTTATCCTATCGCCGGGATTATAGCGGTTAACTTTACTTCCGGCGGTAGACTGGAAACCAGTAATGCAATATATACGTGGACACAGGTATAGTAACCAATCTTAAACCAAACTACAATGACAAAATCAAACCTTTGGCAGATCATCATCGGGATGGTGGTGACTGCAATCTGCGGAGTAATCCTGAACATGGGCGTGTTCTCGTTCTTTCCTGCGCTGATAGTAGCGATTGCGTGGGCCGGGATCAAACAGACCTCTGGTAAGGAGTACAAGGACAAAAACGGTAACTACGTGAAGCCGAAGTTCTGGAAAGACTTTGTACCCGTGATGGCCGGGGCGCTGGTTATGTGGGCCATCGTAATGATCGGATAGGAAGGAGGCGGCCATGCAACAAAGAAACATCCTTTCGGGCTTTCTGGCGACAGTCCTTTCGCAATTTTACGAATTTATGCTACCGTTGGCCGGGGTGTTTCTCGCCGCCGTGATCCTAATCCTGGTCGATTTAAGGTTCGGTGTAGCTGCGGCCCGTAAACGAGGCGAAACCATCCGCTTCTCGCGGGCCGTGCGCCGGACACTTAACAAGATGGCCGATTACCTGTGTTGGATTCTATTGGCAGGGGTTATCGGGCAGACCTTCGGTGAGCCGTTCGGTATCCCCGTCCTGCCGCTGCTTATCTTGCTGGTGATCTTCGGCTGTGAGATCAACAGCTGCTATGCGAATTACTTCGAGGCGCGCGGGAAGCGAATGCGGGTCAATATCTTCAAGTTGTTTGCCAAGAAAGCGGATATTATCGAACCAGAAGAAGTAGATACGAATGATAACAACGACAAAAAATGAAATACTTTACCATACCCGAACTGACCGCCTCGGCCAAAGCCCGGGCGCTCGGAATCGACAACACCCCGCCGCCGGGGGTGAAAGTCAAACTTTCGACACTCGTAAACAACCTGCTCGATCCGATCCGCGAAAAGTGGGGCGGCCCGATCACGGTCAACAGCGGTTATCGGTGCCCGACATTAAACAAGGCGGTCGGCGGCGTACCCACCAGCCAGCATGTCCGGGGAGAAGCTGCCGATATTACCGTCGGAAGCCCGGCCAAAAACAACCAACTGTTCAAAATGATCGTGGACGGAGGCTTCGATTTCGACCAGCTGATCGATGAGACGGGATATAGCTGGATTCACATTTCATACTCGCCGGGTAAGAACCGGCGGCAAATCCTGCACAAAAAATGAAGAAGTTAATCTTGCTGGCTCTTATTTTGGGCCTTCTGGGCTGTTCGGCCAGTCGTAAGGTGTCATCGTCCATCAAGACGGAGATCACCGATAAAACCGAAGCCAATGTAACGCAGAAGTGGGATAAGGATTCATCTGGGCGGACAGAATCGCACATGACGGAGGATTCATCCGGTACTAAAGACAAAGAGGTGGTCATTGAGAAATTCGACACGGACAAACCAACCGACCCGGCCACGGGTACCCCGCCGCTGAAAGAGCGCACTACTATTCGGGAGCGCCAGCAAACGCAGCAGCAAACGCAGGCCACGACCAAGACCGGAATCCATGTACACGAATCGGATTCCATCGCCGACCAGTCGAGATACAATGTAGAATTGCAGAATCAGGTATCGGACATTGTAAAAACGAAAAAGACCGTCCCGTGGTGGGTATGGGTGGTTGGTGGGGTAGTGGGTTTTACTCTGGTTTATTCCTGCTGCCGAAAATGGAAAATTTTGCGTATATTCGGATGATAGTATCAGTGTTTTAAAACGCTCATAGTGAAAATGGAGTGAAAATCAATTGAAACACGCAAATAACTACCTTACAAACAATATAATACACTTATATGAAATTAGGCTTCCCAAGCTGAGGGTCGCGGGTTCGAATCCCGTTTTCCGCTCCGGATAGATTCTGTAATTACAAAAAGAGCCCTGAGACAGGCTCTTTTTTTGTGCATGCGGAGCGGTCCGAGGTTTACAGATTCGGTTCGATGGTTTTAATCCGTTTTGCCGGAATTCCCGCTACGACCGTATTGGCGGGGACGTTTTTTGTAACGACCGAACCGGCACCGACAACGGCATTATTTCCGATAGTGATTCCCGGAACGACCGTTACCCCCGCACCGATCCAGACATTACGGCCGATTACGATCGGTGCCGGATAGAGGGACTGCCGCTGTTGC